TACGTCGGCTGCGGCGTCACGCTCGACGACGGCAGCCTCAACTCCGACAACCAGTTCGTCCCCGAGGACGGCAGCGGCAGCGGCACGGAGATCCTGGTCCGCGCCGTCAAGCTGACGCTCGGTTCCTAAGGCTGAGCAACGGTCATGACCGTGATGACGAAAGGGCGGGGTCGCCACTCCTGGCGACCCCGCCCTGGCGGGACCAGTACATGATCAGAGCGGCACTCGCCTCGATCCCGTCACGCCGCGAGCTGCTGCGCCACGCAGTCGCGAGCCTGCTGCCTCAGGTGGGCCGCCTCGGCGTGTACCTCAACGGCTATACGGTCGTGCCCGATTTCCTCGAGCACGACCGTATCGATGTCGTGCACTCGCAGGACAACGGCGACCTGGGCGACGCCGGCAAGATGTTCTGGACCGACGCAGGCGACTTCGGCCACTACCTCGCCTGCGACGATGACCTCGTCTACCCACCCGACTACGCCCAGCGCATGGTCGCCGCCGTCGAGCACTACCGGCGCCGGGCGCTGGTCAGCTGTCACGGCGTGATGATGCGCGAGAAGCCATCCGATTACTACCGCTCACGCGCCAGGGTCTACCGCGCAACGGGCTCGGTCGCCGCCGCCTGCTCGGTCCACATCATCGGCACGGGGGCCGCCTGCTGGCACCGCTCGCTCGGCGTCGGGCCGCAGGTCTTCGAGCATCCGAACATGGCCGACATGTGGCTCTCGGCGTGGGCCAATGAGCGCCGCATACCTCGCATCGTCATCCCCCACGGGCAGGACTGGCTGCGTTTGGCGGGCAAGCCCTCGGGCACTATCTGGCGCGCCTCGCGCAGGCGCGCCGGCGGCGCGATGGACACCAGTGAGATCCAGGGCCGTATCGCGCGCGAGACGGCATGGCGCGCTTCGCGGCTCCCGACGGCCGCGCCACTGGAGGCGCCGCCCGTTGAGCCGCGCCCCGCTTGCGTCGTCTCCATCATCACGTACGCCAGAGAGGACTGCCTGCGCCACCTGCTGGACGAAGTCGAGCGCGAGCGCGAGCGATTCGGGGCCGACGTGAAGGTCCGTGTCTACGACGACGCCTCGCCGGGCTACGAGGACGTACGCGCCCTCTGCGCCGAGCGCGGCTACACGTTCGTCAGCATGCCCGAGCACTACGACAAGGCCAGGCACTGGCAGCTCGTCTCGCGAGAGCTCGGTGACCTGCGCGCCGTCCCGGCCGACTGGTACGTCTTCCTCCCCGACGACGCTCGGCTCTGCGACCACTTCTTCGCCCGCGCAATCGCGGCGTGGGAGACGCTCGACCGGCCGGCTGCGATGAACCTCGCCCACCACTCCTCGCGCCCGGGATCCTGCTGGACGCACGTCGAGCCGCGCGAGATCGGCGATGGTGTCGAGAACGGCTGGATCGACGGCCTCTACATGTGTCGCCGGCCGATGCTCGAGACGCTCGACTACCGTGTGCCCGTGCCCTCCCAGCAGTACGTCGATGAGTGGGTCTCAAGGACGGGCAGCACGGGCGTCGGAGCCGTCATGTCACGGGCGCTTGTCGAAGACGGCGCGCGTCTCTATCGCGTCAAGCGCTCGCTGACGCAGCACCAGGACGTGCCGAGCATCATGCACACAGAACGGCGCAAGGCCGAGCCGAACACGCACCTCTATCCCCTCGAGCCCTTCGCGACCTACCCGGTCGGGGCGGCTCGCATCGCGGCCGACCCCGCGGACCACGTGGGCAAGGTCATCACGGGCGGCGCGTGGTACGAGGCCGACGTGCTTGCGGCCGCCAAGGCGACTGGCGCATCGGGCCTCTATCTCGACGTCGGCGCGCATGTCGGCAACCATACCGCCTACTTCGCCACCGAGTGCGGCGCATCCGTGCTCGCCGTTGAGCCGAACACCGAGACCTACGCGCGCCTCGTCGCCACGGTGGAGGCGAGCGGCATCAGTGAGCGCGTGCGTACCCTGCGCGCCGCCGTACACCCGGAGTGGAAGACGGGCCGCGTCATCCCCGCCCCGGCGGGCAACTCTGGCATGGTGCGCGTCGCTGACGGCGGCGACGTGGGCACAGTGCCGGTTGTACGCCTCGACGACCTCGTCGGAAACGAGCGGGTCGGGCTCCTCAAGATTGACGTCGAGGGCAACGTGCTCGGCGTCCTCGACTCCGCCGTTCAAGTGCTCAAGCGCGACCGGCCGGTGATCGTCGCCGAGGCCGGCAAGCAGAAGGATGAGGTCACCAAGCTGCTTGCGGGCCTGGGCTACGGCGAGCCGATCGGACACTACGGATGGACGCCCGTCTGGCTCTGGCTCTGCGAAGAGGCCGGCCACAAGCGGCCACCCGCTCCGCAGCCGGCGCCGGTGAAGGCCGCCCCGCGCCGTCGCGGACCGCGTGTCTCGCTCGCCATGATGGCCCACCCGAAGCGCAGGAAGTCGGCCGAGCGCGTCCTTACCCGGCTCGATCGCGGCTGCACCGTCGTATGGGACGAGAAGGATGACCGATGGGACACCGGTCGTCGTGCGTGGCTCACGTTCGACCAGGAGGCCACCCACCACGCCGTCATCCAAGACGACGTGCTGGTCTGCCGCGACCTTGTCGCGAGCCTCGAGCGGGCGCTTGCCTACGTGCCGCCCGGCGCGGCGCTCTCAGGCTACGTCGGGCGCGTGCGCCCGCAGACGGAGGAGGTGCTGCGGGCGGTCGCCTGCGCGCGGGACCTCTCCGCGTCCTTCATCACCATGCGCTGCCTGAACTGGGGGCCGCTGGTCATCGTACCCACCGAGCTCATCCCAGAGATGATCCGGCACTGCGACACACTGCGCAACGTTCCGAACTACGACCGCCGCCTCTCTCGGTTCCTCGAGCTGAAGCGCGGGCGGCGCGTCTGGTACACCTGGCCCAACCTCGTCGACCACGCCGACGGACCGTCGATGGTCAAGGGCCGCGCCGCCACCGACCGCCGGAGAACCCCGCTGGCGCGCGTGGCGCACGAGTTCATCGGCGAGGACGCCTCGGCGCTCGAGGTCGACTGGTCGCGCCGGGTAGTCGATGTTGACCATCTGCCCGCCAGGGTGACCCGCAACCAGGTCAAGCGGCGCTCCGCTCTGCATATCGACCGCACGCCCGCCAAGAGCATCACGTTCACTCCCGTCGTCTACCGCAACCGCGGCACCGGCGAGAGGCTTCTCCTTAAGCCGTGGAGTCCGCGCGTGCGCCGCCTGCGCGGTCTGCCATCCTGGGAGCTCGTCACGGAAGGGGCACAAGCATGAGCTTCGTCAGCTTCACCGAGTTCCAGGTGCGCTACGAGAACACCGTCCCGGCGGCCGACGAGGAGCGTGTCGCCGCCTACCTCGACGACGCCTGCGCGCTCGTCAGTGACATCGTCGGTGCCACTGCCGCGGCAGCCTGGGACGAAGACGGTTCTGGCACCGCGGCGCCGGGCGGCGTCGTCGCCGCCGTCTGCGCCGCCGTGCGGCGCGCCTACGACAACCCCGGGGGCCTCGCCGGCGAGACGATCGGCGACTACTCCTGGCGCGGCGCGAGCGCTCCCGCCGACGCCGTCGGCGTCTACTTCACCGCCGCTGAGATCCGCCAGATCAAGCGCGCCGCTGGCGCCTCGGCGGTCGGCACGATCGAGCTTCAGGGCATGCTGCCCGACTCGATCGGCGCCGCTCAGTACCTCACGGTCAGCGACGGCGGCGCGCCCGTCCTCTACTTCGACGGAGACGACGTCGCGTGAGCACCGTGCCCCGCAGACTGCTGCGCGAGTCAGTCGCCGTGCAGACCGCCGGCGGCGAGGGTGCCTACGGCCCCCTGCTGGCCGCCGCCGTCACCGTCGCGTGCAAGGCGTCGTGGATCCGTCAGCTCGTGCGCGACGCGAACGGCGAGGAGATCGTCTCCGAGCTAACGCTGCACGTCCACCCCGACGACCAGGCGACGTTCACGCCGGGCTCCGTCATCACGTACGAGACCTACCAGAGCACCGTGCTCACCGTCGCGCCCGAGCGGCGCCCGGGCGAGACCGTTGTCGTGAGGGTGACGTGCCGATGAGTGGCGTCATGCGCTGGTACGGGGAGAAGGTCAAGGCGGCAGCAAGCAGGGGCGCCGTGCGCGGCCTCGAGTCCTGGGCGGGCGAGGTGCTCGAGGGCTCGCAGCGCCGCGTCCCGGTCGCGCCGATCCGCGGCGGCTTCCTCCACGACTCGGCCAAGGCCCAGGTGGACGAGAACGCCCTGCGCGCCGCCGTCTCCTACGACTCGCCGCCACTGCCGCCCGACGGCCGCAGGGTCGGCGCCAGCCTGTCCGTCTACGTCCACGAGAACATGCGCGCCCGCCACGCCTCTGGCAAGAGCGCCAAGTTCCTCGAGCTCGCGCTCAACGAGACGCGGCGCTCTGGTCCAGCGCGCGTGCGCCGCGAGATCGCGAGGGAGATCGGATGAGCGGCTTCAAGACCGACCTGCTGACCGGGCTCGCGGCCTGGCTCGCGCTGCCGGCGAACGGCCTGCAGGCGACGTATCTGACGACCGGCGCCTACACGGCGCTGCAGACGGGCATCGTGCTCGGCGAACTGCGGCCCACGCCCGACCGCCAGATCGCGCTCACCGCCTACGCGGTGACGGACGACCCGGCGCTGTCGGACTCGGTGCTCGGCGTGCAGGTCATCTCGCGCTGGGGCGGCCGTGACCCGCGGCCCTCCGACGACCTCGACGACGCGATCTTCAGCCTACTCCACGGCAGGCAGCGGCTCGTGCTGTCCACCGGAGTGACCATCGTGCAGATCATGCGCGTGTCAGGAGCCCCGCTCGGTTGGGACGAGAACCAGCGGCGCTCCGTATCCAGTAACTACTACGTCACGGCTCATCGGCCGTCAACCAACCGCACCTAAGAGGAGGCGCGCATCATGGCAGCCACAACCAAGACCCCGCTCGGAGCTTCCACGCTCGTTCGGAAGTGGTATCTCGACGTCAACGCCGGCACGCACGCCGCTCCGACCTGGACTGCGGTAAACGGC